CACGCTGGCCTGCTGCTTTTCCGATCTGACGGGCTGCGCCTACGGTTGGGGCTGCGGTGCGCGCAGCTTGCATGACAGCGCCTGGAGCTGCGATTGCAGGCAGGACTGGTGGCAGGACATTGGCTAGGACTTGGCCCACGGCTTGCACCTGCTCTTGGCCAGCTTGGGTGCGTGGCTGATAGGTGAGCGCCTGTGCGCCTTTTGCTGCGGCTTGCTCGACTGCACGCATGGCTTCTGGCGTGCCGAACTGACCGGAGAGGATCTGCTGAGACAAGCCCTGGAGAGTTCCGGCCAATGTTCCGAGCGTGCTACCTGTGGCCGCCGTGCCCAAGGTCAAAGCAGTCTCGCCAGCGCCAATAAGTTGCTGGCCGAAACCTGGTTCGCGTGGTGCTGGTGCGTTCTGCTGCTGGAAGGTTGCCTGGTTCTCCTCTGCCTTGGCGAGCTGGTAGGCCTGCGCCACGGTGTCGAACTCAGGCGTTCCGCGCTTGGCGGAATTCTTGACTATCCAGGCTGCGTATTCGTCGGCTGTTGCCATTAGCGGCCCCCTGCAAGGATTGCGTCAGCTTGTGATCGGATGTTTGCCGCTGGTGCTGCTGGTCGTGGAGTACGATCTGTGGGGATCTGATTCACCAAGCTGGTCTGCTGCGTTGGGTCGTAGCGTTTGGAGACATCGCCAACGATGCGCTGGGCAAAGTCGTTGAATGTCTCGCCCGGCTTGGTGGAGTAGTCACCAGCAACAAATGTGTTTTTGGCGCGTGTGAGCGTGCCGTTGTTCTGAGCAAGCCAGTCTGTCTTGGCATTGTTGATGGATGCGTCAACGTCTTGCAACTTGGCCATGCCGCGCAGGAAGCTGGAGAGGTCGCCAGCAGATGCGTTGTCGCTTGGAAAGCCTTTCAGGGCCATGGCGATGTCTTTGTCTGTGGCTGGGCCTGGTGGCAAGGACTTGATGGCCGCCGTGTTGCGAAGGCGTGTGTATTCCTGACGCAGTTGCGTCATTCCTCCTTGGAAGCCTGCGCCCTTCTTCAAGAAGTCGGATGCGCTGGAGAACACACCGTAGCCACCACCAGATGCGTCGAGGCGTTTGGCCAGGTCGTTAAACTGGTCGGCAGACTGTTTGGATGTTGCGGCCAGTGTTGCAGACTCGTTGATGAGCTTGCGGGTGTCAGATGGGATATCGCTCAGATTCTTCTGAATGCCGGACAATTTTTCCGCCACCGTTGCGGCTGTGGTCTGCTGATCGAGATTCAAGCGTGCAGCACGATCACCGATCTGGCTTTTCAGATTTTTGACATCCCAGCCTGTTTTCTCCAAGCCTGCCAGCTCAACTTTTTCAGCATACTGGGCCTGCACTTTTGCTTTTTGTGCGTCTGCCACTGCCTTGTCTGCATCGGCTTTTGCTCTGTCTGCTGCATTGGTGGCCGTTGCTTGAGCTGTGGTGGCATCTGCCACGGCTTTATCTGCTGCTGCATTGGCCTGAATCAATTCTGCTGGCGCTTTGGCTTCTGCCCTGCGTTCAACGCCCAACTTACCTGCGCTTTCGATTACCTTGTCACCTCCTGGCATCTGCGAGATGGTGAAGCCAAAGTAATCTTCGGTGGCCTTTGGGTTTTCCTTGGCCACGTCGCGCCAGGTCTCCAGGAACATAGCGCCTTCGTTGTCGCCGCTGTTGCGCTTGGCTTCGATCTGGCGATCAAGAAGGCCGATGGCGATCTCTGGCTTGCCTGCTTTGAAGGCGGAGAAAACCTGGCCAGATTGTTGCAGTGCGTTTTGCTGACGCTCGCCAGACAACATGCTGAAACTCTCGCGCACAGACTTGGCCTGCGCCTCTGGCAAGACCATTGCAAGGTTTGCGTAATCTGCTGCTGTTGCACCAGGCTGGCGCAGCTTGTTGAAGCCTTCCTGGATCAGCTTCTGGTTGGCCATTTGCTGCTGTTGCTGCTCTTGCTTGAGTCTGGCGTCTTGGATGGCCGCGCCAGTTTGGAAAGCACTCAAAAACGATTGCGTTGGGTCTTGGATCTCGATACCGTAGTTGATGGGTTGCATCAGAATTTACCTCCAAGGCCACTGAATAATCCGAGGCCGCCTGAAATTGCCGATGGAATTGCGCCGAATGCTCTGCCTTGGGCGATCTCAGCGCCAGCTGCGGCTGCGCCTTGTTGACCGAGAAGAGTGGCCACATTTGATCCTGTTGTTTGAGCTGCTGCACCTGTACCGGCTGCTGAGGCTTGACCAAGCCTGGCCAAGTTCCCAGTGGTCTCTGCTCCGAGTGCGGTGAGGCCACCCAGACGACCATATTGCTGGTCAATGAGGCTGGAGAGCAAAGCTGGACGGAACTGGGCCAGTGCCCCTTGAATGTTGCCCCCACGCAAGCCACCAGTGGCCGATGCGCCTTGCAAAAGAGCGTTCTCGCCCTGCTGCTGTAACGCTTGGAAGGTTTCTCCACCTTGGATGCGCTCGATTGCCGCACGTTCCGCTTCCGGCCCACGAAGTCCAAGCAGTGCTTGTTGCTGCTCGAGTGCTGGTGCACCTGCGGCTGCAAAAGGTGACAACCCCTTGATGGCAGTCGCACCGGCCTGGGTGTAAGGCCTAAGCAGCTCTTGAACTTTGTCGAACTGGCGACGCTGCTCTGCAATGCCTGCCTCAGATGCTTGGCCTTGGATGGCTGCTGCATCTCCTGCTGCTTCACCCTGCATATAACCAGAAACGAGGGTCGCGCCACCGACGGCAATGCCTGCCAGTGCTGCGCCAGATAGTCCGAATGTCATTTTGATTCCTCCAGATGCGCTGTTTGAACAACCCCGAGGGATGGTGCTGGCGCTGGAATGGTGAACATATCCCACAAGGCTTGCGGGTCTTGTTCGTTGGTGGGGTTTGCGTGGAATGTGGTCACTTCGACGTCTGTCAGAGCAATGCCAGCACGCTTGGTGTTGATCTTGGAAACGCTCATGTCGCCTGGTCCAAGGGTGCGTGGGCCGCTGTCTGTGCTGACGATCAGCTGGCCTTTGCGCACCAAGAAGAAGGATTCCTCTTTGTGCACTGCGCCAGTCAGGACTGTTCCTGCTGGGATGTGCATGGTGCGAGCGTAAAGGCCATTGCAGAAGGCGTGATCGACCGGCATCTCAACCTGTGGGAGCTTGAGCAGCTCGGCTTCGAGGCGATAAATTGGCAGGTGCGCGGATGGCACTTGCTTTTCAATTTCCTGAGTCGTGATGTTGCTCATTGGGCACTCCTGTGAAGGGTGAGCCACTGGCAGCTCGGTCAGCTCAGTGCGGCGATTGTCCCACATTTGCATGGCCTGTTCAATCCATCTCGAATTCGCGCTCTTCCCAAGCCTGGCAGGAGCGCAGGTCGTGGCAGATGAAGTCGAATTTGTTGCAGTAGCCACGGAAACCGGCATCGGTGTCCCAATCGTTGCGCGGGATGCGCTCCATCTTGGCTTGGGTCATGGTGCTGTTGTCGTAGTACTCGCAGTTCGAGCAGCGACGACGACGGGCTTCTTTCTCATCGACCTGCATGGCCTTGCCCAGCGCGACCCAATAGACCTTGTTGGCTGTGGGCTCGTTGCTGGGCTTTTCTGGGCCGAGCATCCAGTCGTCGATCACCACCTGGGTGTTCTTCTTGTTCTCGGCTGCGGTGATGAATTCCTCTTCGACCGGCAGGCCCATGAAGCCCTTGGGCATCATCATGAATTTGTCCATGCTGTTCTCCTTTAAGTAATTTCGCGGCCAGAGGCGCGGATAGTCAGCGAGGTGGCTGCACTGGCAATGGTGCTGATGAAGCCGCCAGGTTCGAGCGCTTGGCCGACCAACTCTGGGCAGGTGTAGGTCTCATCGGGGGCAATGGCGCGGGTGTCAATGATCAAGTTGGATGCGCCTGCACTGCCTCCAGATGTCACCAAGTTGACGCTGATCGTCACGTTGCCTGCGCTGGTGTTGGTGATCGTGAACTTGTCGATGATGGCCTTGCAGTTCACCGCTGTGTACTGTGTGGTCTGGCTGTTCTCGGCCTGCTTTGCTGGGATCAGAAC